GATGAATAATCTACTACTACTAATCTGTGGGTACCAGCATACCCCCCACAGACGTCATAGCAGCACGGCGCTGGAAACCGACCTTGAGATCAAGCGCCACTGACTGTAGCCAATTTCAGACCCACATTTTTCACCTGAAGACGAACTCCTAAGGGACACGCGCAATTAAGAGAGACGTGATAGGTTTGAAAGGGCGTAAGTAGAGCACGATTGTCAAACACATCTACTGACGGTTTCTGTGAAGTCCAGTAAACACGAGCCGCGACCACACGGAGAGACGAACCGAAATCGAGGGGATCAGTGAGGACTGAGATAGTGGCACGATATTTAGACCAGTCTTGTAGATCTATCACGGCTAGATCGTCAGGGTGACCACGCATGAATGAGAATGTTACATGTTTGCGTTTGTCACATAAACACCACCCATGATCGATCCAATGGTGATCGTCTATATACCATGCGAGAACGCGAGCGGAGGCGGAATGTGATAAAGAAGATAGCACAGGACCTGCTGACAACCAACCGCCAACTAGCGCTTTCAACAACATAGAGACAGGTTCGGAGGGAGCTGGTGAAGCAATCATTTTGTAGCATCGACTCAAAACTAACTGGAAAATAGAGCCACCAACTCTGGAACTCCTGAGCAATACATTCCTCTCTTCATCATAATGAATGTAGCAGCGCTCTATCCTATCAACCCAACCGGCATCGAGAAACTCAGCATCAGCATGTGCGAATGTTAGAGTCCTAGCTGCGGAAGCACGTTCATCGTAAAAAGTTCTGGCATGTGGACTTAACTCTGATCGAAAGAGACGGAGAAAAATAGGAAAGATGACAGTTGACAAGTAACTCATGTCAACAGTACCCGAAGCAGTAAAGACTTTACGCTCCCAGTCAGCATCAACTGAGGATAGTTCGTCTAGAACCTGGTTTTCAAAGGTGGGATCAAGAGAGTCACCTGGATCATCACTATCAACAATGACGTTAGGGAAGATCAACCGCGTTCCAGCAATCGTCAGTGATGTTAAGAAGCGGGTCATAGTTGATTTGAATGAGCCTTTAGCCATCGCCACTCCAAATGAGCTGAGCCGACCATACTGCCAAGGCTTTAACGACTGAACATGTTGGCTAACGTAACCATGGACACGAACAAAATTAACCGAATCAACGGAGGTGGATAGAGGGTTCAAGCAAACGTGTTGACCAGTAGGACCCTTAATACGATCCGAGAACAAGGTAAGGACTAGAAACCAATCAACAAACATACCAGTTTCGTCACGCACCGCCAGCCAGTCTTCTGAAGGAGTAACGCCCATGTGTGCAGTGAGTGCCACGGGAACACCGCAGAAACGTAACCGCGTCGAAGTCAAACGGTTGTCCAAAGAAGAACGGACATCAATCACCGCAGTGTGCACGTCTATGAGGGAAGTGTTGATCTGACGTGTAGGATTGGTCACATTAACAGATAAACCTACAGATCTAGCCGCTCGCGCCATCAACGGAGAATATTTAGCTTGTTTCACACGACGTTGGCCGCATAACATGGCAGTTATAAGGGAGCAGTCGAGATATCTGGCGGTGGCCTTGTAACTCGAATCGTACATGGAAGCAAGCAGAAGGCACACAGGATGGGTATTGGAATTACGCCATTCGTCAATCGGAGGAAGCACGCAGGAGCCAGAGGCAGAAGACGGAAACATAGAGACCATAACGCGGAAAGCGGGAAGTGGCGGAAGCTGGTGATTCATTTTAAGAATCATTAAGTCAGAGAGAATACCTTGCGAAATGTCAAAGTACTTGAAAGGAGCAAAGAGACGAACAGGAGCACCAATGACTTTAACAGTCGTAGTGAATACAACAGGATGAGAATTGAGATAACGTACAGATTGAACGACTGACGAATGTTCCGTAACCAATGGGGAGAACCAGTCTGAGTATTTAAAGTCCTGAGGTTTAGTTTTGAATTTGCGTAACAGTTGCGGAGTGAGTCCGTCTGGTAAGGAGCTCTTGGGGGCAGTGAACAAATACTCAAGGAGACTCGTCTTTTGAGGTAGGAGAACAAAGACTGATTGGCGACGCCAATCTCGCAACAACAAACCCTTTGCCACATCATCAGCACGAATGCCAGTAGTCATCAAGTCAAATTGACGTAAAACTCTCTTGGTATCTAGTACGTGAACATCATCGAAGGCAACCCCATCTGGACGGTAACCATTGACAGCAGAAATCAGCGCGGATTGTGAGTCGGGTCCTTCGGGCACAGGAAGTGCCAAGTACGCCATGTCGATTTAAAGC